ATGCCAAATAAACAATATCCCGCGCCGCTCTGGCGCGAAGCAATCAATGGTTATCTGTCCTATCTTCGTGCGGCCGGCCAGCGGCCCGAAAGCGTGAAGACTAGGTCTCGGCAGCTCGTGCGCCTGAGCCTTGATTTACCGGACGTGCGGCCCGAGGCCGTTACGTCGGCCGCGTTGCTGGAATGGTTCGAGTCGAAGTCGTGGGCGGTCGAGACGCGCCGATCTGCGCGCGACGCCGTGCGGCTGTTCTATGAATGGATGCAGCTCACGGGACGTCGTGAGGATAATCCCGCGTCCATCCTTCCGCGCGTGCGTCGCTCGTCGCCGTCGCCTCACCCGTGCCCGGATGCCGTGATACGCGACGCGCTGCGCACGGCTAAGCCCGATGTCCGGCTGATGATACGCCTCGCCGCTGAATGCGGGTTGAGGCGCAATGAGATCGCGCAGACGTCGGCGGCCGACGTGTTGGACGGCGGCGACGGGTACAGCCTTATTGTGCATGGCAAGGGCGGCAAGCAGCGTATAGTGCCGATGCCCGACGATCTGGCACTTGAGGTGATCGCCTATGACGGCCCGTGCTTCCCCGGCCGTTTCGGCGGCGCTGTCGAGGCGTCCTACGTCGGCAAGCGTGTCGGCGCGGCCCTGCCGAAGGGCTTCAGCTGCCATAGCCTTCGCCATCGGTACGCGACGCGGCTGTATGCGGAAACTCGGGACATCCTGCTTGTGTCGAAGATGCTGGGCCATACGAAGGTCGAGACGACGCAAGCGTATGTCGCTTTGCCGTCCGTCGGATTGCAAGAGACGATGCGGGCGATCTCCGTCGTGTGACCTAGAACATGTTTTGGCCAAAGTTGTTGCATGTGCAGCAACTTTGGCCAAAACTGTTTATTCCTTGTCGGGGTCTTCCGGTTCGTCCGAGGGGTGGGCGGGGAATCGGTTCATGATGCCGCCGATGTCGGGATTGATGTCGCGAAGGTTCTCAAGCACACTCACTAGCTCGGTGAGCACGATGTACGCGCAGATCGCGCCGACGATCGGCACGTTCAGCTCGATTTCCGGCATCTTGTCGGCGGCTAGTTCGGTGAGCTGAGCGAGTCCGATGACACCGAGGAATGCGGCCTTGTGATAGAGGCCGTTACGCAGCGCCTTGGACTGCATGTCGTGCGCGTGCCATGCCTTCAGTACGCCGCTGATGATGTCGGCCACCATGAACGCACAGGTGATGCCGATTACCCATAGATTCGTCACTTGGCGTCCCCCTTGAGTCGGTCGGCGACGCGGTTGGCGATGGCGTCGAGTTGTTCGTCGGTCAATGCGAAGCCGATCGGCAATTCGCGCGGCTCTCCGGTCTTGTACGGGTTGAGTTCCCTCACGCGCTTGTCGATCCACACGAGACGGTCGTACATGGTGCGTTTGATCTCGTTGCCGTGTTCGTCGACCATGCCGGACCCGGCTGCGTCGCGCCGGTTGAACACGAGGTCGGCGAGCCTGTACACGCGGTCGGTGAGCCATTTCCATGCGTCGCCGTCCTTGAGCAGGCGTAGCACGCCGTTGGCGGCGCGGTCGATGCCCAACAGGCGGTCTCGCGCCTGCGTGCCGTGCACTGGTGTTTCCCACACTTTCTTCGCGATGCGTTCGATGTCCTTGTCAGTGACCACTTCGGTCTCCTCTCCTGAATTGATGGTTATACCTAGAATCTGGTTGGCGCGGTCGATGACGCGCTGGTATGGCAGGCCGTTGGGTGCGAGATCGGGGCATGTGGTGTGGGTGGTGCCCGGTATCTCGCGGTGTAGATAGATGTTGCCGCGCAGCCCGTCGTGCCAGAGCTTGCCGAGGCCGTAGCGTCGGCTGATGTCGGCGCACAACTGTGCGCTGGCCTCGATCTCCGCGTCACTGACTGGCTGCTGTTGGGGTAGACCTCCCTCGTGCTCGATCGAGATGCCGGTCTGGTTGGCGAGTGTGTCGGCGTCGGCCCATGCTGTGTCGGTCTCGCGCACGTACTGGTGGATTGTGCCGTCTCGGCCGATGCCGTAGGTCGCGGACGCGCGCGCCTCGGGCGGGCTGGTGATCTGGAATTGCGCGTCCGTGCCGGCCAGATAGCCGGCCATGATGTGCAGGGTGATGTGGTCTATCCGCTGGCCGCCTCGTCCCGGCGTGTAATTTGGTGAACCCACCCATATTGCCTTCATGTGTCTCTCCTTTCCTAGAACTGGACTGTCGGGAATATGCACGCACAGGTGATCAGCGCGTCCTTGTTAATGGTCGTGTTGTTCGCCAGTGATTCGATCATCACAGAGCCGTCCACCTGCACGAGGATGCCGACGTCCGGCACCTTCGCGCCGCCGTTGGTGGCGAATCCCCGGAAATGGTAGTGCTGCGGCGGGCGCAGTAGTGGGCCGAGCTGCGCTATCTTCTCTTGCTGGTAGCAGTTCTTCGTCCAGTTCGCCGTTTTGCGTGTCACCCGGATGTGCACGAGCATCATGCCCATGAACAGGTAGGCCTTCGAGTCGGTCGCGTCCCACCCGTCATTGTTGGCGAGTTCGAGGTTCGTCCCGTCGGCCGGCGCAGTGGTGCCGCCGCGTGTCCAGCCGTTCGCGCCGCGGATGTACATGCCGTTTCGGCCAGATTCGTCGTTGGTGACGTATCCGGTCTGCCCGGTGACGCCGCCCAGCGTCGAGAGCTGGTCGTAGTTCTGCGCGATCACCGGCGTGCTGCCGGCCGGCGTTGCGCGCTGATCGACCTCGTGCAGCGCGGTCTCCACGGTCTGCGCCTCGGTCTTGAGGTGGTCGGCGATGTCCCTCACAAGATCGCTTTCCGTCGGGTATTCGATGCCGTAGATGGGTGTCTGGGCGCTCATTAGTCCTCCATGATTCGGTTGATGGTCTGCAAGTCGCTGATGGTCAGGTAGTCGGGCACCTGCTCGTATATGGCGGTCACGGCGGCCATGTCCGCGTATGTCGGACTGCCGGCGTCGGCGTGCGAGTGAGGCCATAGCGTGACCTCGTGTCGGAAACGTGGATCGCCGTTGTGCCAGTCGTAGGTCAGGGTGCCGCCGATCATGCTCCATGCGCCCTCAATGGCCGGCCGTCCGTCCATGTCGGGTAGGCCGTCGGCCACGGTGTGGACGAACGCGAGCATCATGGCCGGCTGCGCACGGTACAGCCACGGATACGTGAACGGTTCGAGTTGGCGTGAATCGAACACGATGCTGCGTGGCCGTATCCTCGTGTCGATCGTGAGCAGCAGCTGCGCGACCTGCTTGCGCTGCGCCGCGCTCGGCTGCCACGGGTCGTATGGTGAGACGCCCACGGGGCTTACGATCGCGTCCGTGGTCACGCTTGCGCTGCGCTGTGTCGCGTCGAGGCCTGCGGGCAGTAGATCGCGGTCGCCTTGAGCGGTCTCCGTGTCAGTGAACTCGAAGCCGCCGTCTTTGTCGAGACTCACGCCCTTACCGTGCACGACGACGTGCGTGTAGGGTTCGGGCAGCGTGAACTCGATCGGGTCGCCCGTTTCCACCTTGTCGCCCGGCAGCGCCTCGTGTTCGATATCGCCTGAGCCTACGTGCAGGCGCATGGACGTGTCCAGCATCCGCTCGGCCGGGTCGCCGGCCATGATATAGGACAACGTCGTGCGCGTGAGTTCGTATGTCTCAAACCACAACGGGGCGCGGCCGGAATACGCGAACATGCGATGAAGCAAGTCGAGTTGCGACGGGTAATCGTCCGAGTACGGGGCGAGCGACGGCGGGAACGTCAATCCGTCCGCGACGGCCTGAGGTGCGCCCACGGCCGCCGCGCGCCGGTTCATCTCCGCAAGCCGGCTTGAGGGCGTGCCCGTCCAGTGATAGCCGTCCAACCGCTTGTCACTGCTCGTGGGGCCTTGAGACTGAAGCCGCTTCCACAGGATCGATATGCCGGACGCGGACAGCTCGATGACCCACGCGCCGTGCCGGTGCTTGATGGTGCCGCCGGTCGTCACTATCCCGTTGAATATCGTGAACTGCGTGAACGTCGTATGTTCCGGCGGCGCGTAATGCACCTGATTATGCAAGTCGCGCAACGTGATGTCGCCCATGTCCCGATAGGCGCGGGCGTCGTCCCGAAGCTCGAAATACATGGGGTCGGTGCTGATGGTGACGCACACCTTCGCGCCGGCCAGCAACGCGGCCTTGCCGGCCAGCGCGCCGCCGGCGTCGTAGAGACGGAATGAGAGCACGGCCGGGTCTGGCTGCTCGAAGCCCGAATCCGTGCCCCACTGGATGCTCAACGAATCGAGCGCGGCCACGTCGCGGCTTCGATCGTTCAATGGCCTCCAGCCCTTGCCGTCGTTCAGGTCGAGGTACATCCACGCCTGCTGTCCCATGATGGTTCACCTCCGTTTCGCCGTGTAGTCGTCAAGCAGTTTGTTGATCTGGCGTGCCACTCCCTCCGGGTCTCCCACCACGCCGTTGAACTTGACGTTCACAGTGATGGGGGTGGCCGTGTCCTTCGCGCCGCGCTCGTATGCGGCGGTCATGTTCAACGGCATCGTCTTCAGACGGCCGTTGACGCTGGTGATGGCCTTGCGCACGTCCGAATCGAACCCGCTTGTAAGGCCTTTGGCGAAGCCGGACATGATCAGTTTGCCGTTCTCAACGAGCATGATCCGGTCATAGCTTGGCGGCCCCTTATGTGATTTGATCCAGTCACCGATGCCCCCGACGAACGACGTGACGCCGTTCCATGCGGACTTCAGACCGCCGAGCAGGCCGTCCATGATCGCCTGCCCCGCGCCAGCGAGCCATGAACCCGCACCCGCGAAGATGCCCATGATTCTGCCGGGCAGGCTGGCGAACCAGTTGACGACGCCGTTCCACGCGGCCTTGACGCTGTTGCCGGCACCGCTGAAGAAGCCAGCGATACGGCTGCACGCGCTGGAGAAGAACCCAGCGATACGACTGCCGAGGCCGCTGAAGAACCCGCCTATCGCGTTCCAGATGCCCCTGACCGCGTTGCCGGCGCCTTCCCAGTCGCCGCGTATGACGGCGGTCGCCACATCGAAGATGCCCTTGATGACGTTGACGATCGTTCCGATCGCGCTGCACACGGTGTCCCACACGAGTTTGATGGCGTCGCCGCATATCTGCCATTGCGTCATGATCCAGTCGATGACCGGCTGGAGTATCGGCTGGATCGCGGCCCATATCTCCGCGAGCCGTGTGCTGAACGCCTCCCAGAGCGCGCCGGCGAGCTCGCAGGCCGAGTTCCACAGCGCGCCTATCGCGTCGATGACCGGCTGGAGCGTCGCCACGAGCCCGTTCCATGCGGCGCCGAGCCAGTCCATGAACGAGGCCCATGCCTTCCGGCCGGTCTCGGTCTGTGTGAAGAAGTACGTCAGGGCGGCGACGACCAGCCCGATCGCGGTCACGACCAGCATGATCGGGTTCGCGTTCATGACCGCGTTGAATGCGGCCTGTGCGATCGTGCTCGCTTCCTGAGCCTTCTTGAACGTGTCAAGCGCGGCTTTGCCGGTCTTGAACGCGTCGAACGCCTTCTTCGCGGCCTCGGCCGCCTTGAACGCGCCGAACGCGCCAGCGATGCCGGCCACGGCCGAGATGATCGCGCCCGAATGGTTCGCGGCCCAATCGGCGATGCCCTTGAGCACGTCCAGCACCTTGTTCACCACGCCGGCAGCGCCGTTGAAGGCGTCGCCCAAGCGGCGTCCGACGTCAGCGCCCGAACCGATGCCGGGCAGTTCGCCTATGATCGCCTTGATCGCGTCCACTACCGAATTGAACACGTCGCGCACACTGTTGAACACGCCGATGGCGGTCTGTGCCGCGCCCGAATCCTTGAGGCCGGCGGCGAGGTCTTTGAGCCATGCGGCCGCGTCCTGTACCTTGAGTGATGCTGCGCCGACGTATTCGGTGAGCGTGTTGAACATCTCGCCTGCCAGACTGCCGGCGTCGGTCGCGTCCTTGATCTGACCGCTGAACGGGTTGATCGCGTCGATCAGCGCGCCGAAGGCGTCGCCGAGGGCGCGGCCGGCGTTGCCGATGTCCTCCAGCATGACGCGGCCGGTCTCCAGTGTGCCGGAATCGGTGAACGCGGTCATGAACTTGCCCAAGTTGTCCGTCGCGGTCTTGCTGAACGTTGAGATGGCGTCGGCTGCGGTGCTCATGGCCCCGGTCACGGCGGGCTTGAACAGGTTGAAGGCGTCGGTCAGGCCTCCCGTGACTGCGGCCTCAAGGTTGCCCATAGCGCCTTCGATAGTCTGCGTCGAGGTCGCGGCCTCGCGGGCTACGTCGGTCATGCCGAGGTCGGCCAGCGCCTTGTTGAACTCTTCGGCGGTGATCTCGCCCTTGGCCATGGCGTCGCGGAAGTTGCCTGTGTAGGCTCCGTTCTTCTTCATGGCCTCTTGCAGCTTGCCGGACGCGCCGGGGATCGCGTCGGCGAGCTGGTTCCAGTTCTCCGTGGTGAGCTTGCCCGCGCCTGCGGTCTGGGTGAGCATCATGGCGACGGACTTGAACGTGTCCTTGTTGCCGCCGGCGACGGCGTTCAAATTGCCGGCCGCCTGTGTCAGCTCGGTGTAGTTGCCGATGCCGTTCGCGGCGAGCTGGGCCATGGTGTTCTGCACGTCGTCGAGGCCGTACACGGTTTCGTCGGCGTACTTGCGGGCGGCCTGTGCGGCCTTGTCCACGGCGGACGTGTCGAGGCCGGCGAACTTCATCGTGTTCTTGAACTTGTCCACGCTGTCGGACATGTTCACGACGTCGGCGCCGAAGCCGGTGAGCTTGTCCCACAGCTTCTCCACGCCCTTCGCGGCGATGTTGCCCATGAAGCTGCCGAACGCGGCCGCCTTCTTCGTGGCCTTCTCGAACGCTTTCACGGCGTCGTTCGCGTTGCCCGTGATGCGCACGCTCAGGATCGCACTGTGTCCCATGCTCCCTCCTTCGTCATCGTGTCGTGTCGTTGATGCGTTCGGCCTGCTCGGCCAGCAGCCTTAGCGCGGTCGCCCAATCCTGTTCCGTGGCCTTGTCCCGCCAGTCCCACGGCGTGCCGCCCGCGTGGATCGCGAGCAGCACGCTTGTCTCACCGAGCGAGCCGGCGGGCCACGGCGTCAGGCCAAAGGGTCGGCCTCCGTGTCCGCGTTCGTGCCGGCCGGTTCGATGTCGTCCACGCTTTCCAGCCAATCGGCATAGGTCTGCTTCGTCTTGCCGGTGAACCGCAGTGCGCAGTGCAGGGCGCGCGCGGTCGCGTTGATGCTTTCGTTTGTCGCGTTCATGCCCTCGCGGGCCATGACCTCTTCGGCCTTGCACATGGCGCGCATGGTCATGGCGACTTCATCCGGTTCGCGGCCGTCCGTGTAGGTGACGATGAACTTCTTTGCCATGATTACTGTCCTTTCACTTGGCTCATGGTTTTCTTCACGAATTGTTCGTAGAGTTTCGCCCATGTGGGTTCCGTCCGGGCGACGCCATTGTTCGCGAACAAGCGGCCCGTGATATGGCGGGCCGGCCACCCGTAATTGATGACGCCGGCATACGGCACGCTTTTGCGGCCGGCGCGCACGACGCCGGCGCGTTTGGTCGCGCCCGCGCGTATGCTGCCGGCCAGCGTGCCGGTGCGGCGTGGCACCAGCGACTGGACTGCGGGCAAGGCGACGCGCGCGGCCTGCGAGTTGACGTCCTTCAGTTCGTCCATGTCAGCGCCCGCCTTGCGCATGGTCGCGACGAACCGCCGTTGCCCGACGACGTACAGGGCCTTGCTCGCCATGTCAGTTAATCGTGTTGTTCGGCACGCTCTGAAGGTTTGAGACAGGCCACGAAATATCCTGCGTGTTCTTCGCCTTCACGTCGCCACCGATGCCGATGGGCTGAATCGTCGCGTCGAACTCGTAGGCCATCGCGCCTGTCTCCTTGGTCGGGACGAACTGCATACGAACCTTCTTGCCGGCGTTCGCCATACACCAGTTGTTGATGCCGCCCACGGTGTAATCGTCCATGACGGTAGCCTCAAGATTCCACGTCGAAGTGACGTTGATCTCCTGAGAGCCGTCCAAGAAGTTCACGGGATCATCCGAGGAATTGGACGGGTTGAGCATGACCTTGGTCACGTCGGCGCTGAAATCACGCGCCAGCGTGCTGTCGGTGCTCTTGAGCACGCCGGGGCCAAGCGTGCGCATCTTCGCGGCGGCTTCGGTGGTCGGGGTTGTGGTTGCCATGGTTTTCTCCTTAATCGATGTCGAGGGGGTTTAAGGTCACTTCGTACGCGGCGAGCGTGCCCGCGCCGTTCGGCAGCGTGAAGCTCACTGGCCGTGCCGAGGCGATGTTCAGTTCGTTGTCGGCCAGCGTTTCGATCGCGTCGGTGATCAGGTCGAGCGATGTCGGCTGCGTGGCCGGCGTGCCGGCGATGATGTCGAGCTTCCACCCGATCTCCGGCGCGGCAGTCCAGCTCGCCGAATAATCCAGTTCGGGCGGCTCGATGAAGATCGCCACACGGCCCGGCGACGGTTTCGCGGCCGCCGGGTCGATGGTGATGATCTGCACAAGATCGCCCAAGTGGTCTTCCAGCCATGCGATCAGCGCTTCACGGGCTCGGGTGACGCGGTTGCTCATGCGATCACCTGCCGTCCGGTCAGCACGCCAGCGGCGCGCAGTTTCGGCCACACGCTGTAGAGCGGGTCGTTGCTGATGCGTACCGCGTCCAATCCGTCCGTGCCCGCGTTGAGCACGCCGAAGCGCGCGTTACGCGAATTGAACAGGTCGGCCGCGCACGCCACGACGCAATCGGCCCACACATCGTTATTGATGTTCGCGTCGCCGACGGCGGCGTTTACATATGATTTGGCGCGCTGAATCTCATTGCGGATGCGGTCGTCTTCGCCGGATGGAATACCTAGCTCGTCGCGAAGCTGCGTGACGATGACGTTGTCAGAGACGCCGTCCATGTCACTTGCTCGCGAACTTGATTGGCAACATGGCGTTCGCGTCGGTCGCGCCGATCGCGAGATAGCCGTAAACGCTGTAGCTTTCGGTGAGCTTGATGGCGTCGCCGTCGGTGAGCTGGGTCGGGCCGCCCGATTCCCACACAGTGACGGCCGACGGGTCGAGGAACACGGCCGTGCCGGCATCGGCGCTCGGAAGGATGTTGACCGGCACACGCATGAGGTCGCCGACGACGCCCGTCAGGTCGAACGAACCGAGTGTGTCGTTACCCTTGCCGGAAATGTCGAGGAAGCGGCTTCCCGTGTCGGTGAGGGTAATAAGCGCCTTCGCGACATCCTTGGAAACGGCGAGCGTACCAAGCGACGTGTTGCGGTCGTCAACGATCTCGGCGGCGTCGAGGATCAGGGCCGCCCAATCGTTCGGCGTCATCGCGTCCACGGTCTTCGGCGCGTCGATCTTGTTCGCGTCGCTCGTGGCATCCCTCTGCGTCTTGATGAGCGAGTACAGCTCGCTGCGCACGGCAAGCTCGGTCGCCTTCGCATAGCTGTTGGTTAACGCGCGGATGGCGGTATCAAGCACTGGCACTTCGCTACGCTCGATCGTCTGGCGCGAGAGCGTCGTGTAGCCGCCGTACGTGTTGATGGCTGCGGTCTTCGTACCGAAGCTGATCTTGCCGAAAGTCAGCGCGTCTCCTTCGTTCGCCTGCTTGGCTGTGCTCATGGTGTCCGAGACAATGACGTTGTATTCCATCGTCATGCCCTTCGGCGGCAGCGCGGCGTGCGTCAGCAGGCCCATGACCTTGCGCCGCTGCTCGATCAGCTTCAAATCGTCAGCGATCCACGTCGTCGTGTTCGAGCCGTTGGACGTGGTGATCAGGTCGCGCGTGTCGCGCATGAGCGCCACGGCCTGCTCGTCGCCGGCGGCGAGGGCCTTGAGGTATTCGCCCGCGCTGCGGTACGCGCCGCCCACGGCGGCGGCTTCGGTGGTCGGTTCCATATGGGCGATGGCGGCGCGGATGTCGCGCAGTTCGCCGTTGAGTTCGTCGCGAAGCTCCGCGACCTCGTTCATGTTGTCCGTCATTGCGGTTCCTTCCTTATCGGTGTCGTTGTTGGTGATGTCTCGCTGTCCGGTGATCTTCGCGTCCGGGTAGGCCGGGATGCCCGTCACGCTGACCTCAAAGAGTTCAACGGCGGTACGGTGCACGACGGTCGTCCCGTCGTCGCGGCTCTCGATCGTGTTCGTCACCGGCTTGAAGCCAATCGAGAATGCGTCGTAGACGCCTTCGCGCACTAGGTCGGCGACCTCGCGGCCCTGAGCTGTGTCCGCTATACGCGCCGTGATGTGCAGCCCGTCCGCTTCGCGCTTCTGCTCGGTGATGCGTCCGATCAGCGCGCCGTGCTCCCGTGCGAGCTTCACGTCACGCGACCCGAAGTCGCAATCCGGGTCAATGACTTCGCTGTAGTCATCGAACATCGCGTATTCGCGCCCGAAGGGTACGGCCACGCCCGAGAGCGTCAGCCCGTCGCCGTCCTCCGTGTCGCGCAGCTCGATGCCGTCCACGTCGATGCGACGTGTCTGCATCAATCGGTCATCGCTCATTGCTCGATCTCCTTCTTCTTCGGTTGGTCGCCGACGGGAAGCGGCGCAAGACCCTCGCGTTCGCGCACCTCGTTGATCGTGTAGATGCCCGCGTCGATCGCCGTCTTGTAGGCGGCTAGGCGTTCGCTCATGTCGGTGCGTCGAGAGCTGTCCCAATCGAACACGGCCGTCCGTCCGCGTGGCAAGAGCCGGTTGAACAGCTCCTCGATCTCGCCCGCATAAGCGCTCAGGGTGTAGTCGGCGAACTCGATCCACGACTGTTCGATATTGGAATAGGTGAGGTTCGAGCCTTCCACGCTTGCGAGCATGATGGACGCGGGAATGCCGAGCAGTCGCGCGATCTGCGTCGTGTCGAACTTCTGCGTCGCGAGGAACTGTAGGTCTTCGGCCTTCATGGCGGGCGTGACGTACTCGAAGCCATTGCCGAGCACCTTCACGCCGCCGGGCGTGCCCGGTTTCTCCCATGCGTCCTTCGCGGCCTTCGCCTCGTCCTGCGTGATCTGCTGCGTCGAATGCAAGTAGGCCTTGATGTTGCTGGAATCGTTATAGAAGCGGGCCTTGCATTCCTTCGCGGCGGCGGCCGCGTCGATCTCCTGCCGGGCTGCTCCGATGGGGCCGAGGCCGCGAAGTTGTCCGGGCACGTTCAGGAACTTCATGTGAACGATCTGCTCGGCCGAGTAGTTGACGCCATTGTAGCTATAGCGCAGCTTCGGGGCGGCCGGGTCGTTGTTGAGCCGGGTCACGGTCACAAGCTTCGGCGGCAGCACCTCGCATGATTCAACACGGCCAGCAAAGGACACCAGACGAATGAAGGCGTTCCCGTCGAGCGCAAGACTTGCCACGATATCCGAGATGAAGTCACGGCGGCTGCGGCGCGTGTCCGGCTGCAAGATCAGCGGGTCGGACGCGGGATGACGCACGCCGCCCTTCACCTCGTAGACCGGCAGCGAGCTGACAGCGGTCTGCAATATCTGTACGCCGCGAAAAACGGTCGAGAGCGTGAGCGGGTCAACGCCGGCATCTTCGCGGGACGGCGGCCGCACGCCGTCGGGCATATCCGCAGCGGCCTTCGCGTCACGCTTGAACAGCTTGCGCGCACTCGAAAAAAACTTCATGCACGCCATGATGCGCGCGCTCCGCCGGGCCGGCAAGCGATATGAGGACATGGCCGGCCACAGACGGACAGTGGCGGACGTCAGAGGACGAACGGCACGGCACGCTTCGGGATATGCGTCACGCCCCATGCGGCAAGCATCGCGGCTTCAAGTGGCGCGGTATGGCCGGCGCTGCCGCGTCGAGTGATGCGCCAAGCGTCGCCCGTCCATGTGCGCGCGCTGTTCGCGCATGAGGCGTCCAAGTCGGGGTCGGCGGCATGCCGGATGCGGCCGGTTTCCAGCCCGGACACGAAGGCCTGCCCGACGGCAAGATAGTCGCTTGAGGATAGGTCGCACCATTCCAGCCGGCCGTCGAGCCGGTCGTGCAAGTCAGCGGCCGGCCCCTTCGCGTCCATGCAGACAGGGGCCTTGTATGTTTCGGCCAAGCGAATCACTTCGTCAACGGCCGAGCCGGTGCCGTCCAAGGTCGCTACCAATTGCACGCGGATCGCGTCGCCGACGTCGAGCGCGACGGCGATCGCCGTGCCGGTCGCGTCCACGTCCACGGCCACTCCGAACGCCAGCGGCACGTCATGGGTAGGCGCGGACGGTTCGCACCACGTCGTTTCCCACAAGTCCTCGCTGATGATGCGCTCCGAAACGCCCATGTCGCGGCGGTTGCCAAACGCGCGGGCAAATCCGCGCACGTTGTCCTCGAAACTTGCCCGGAAGTCGGCGAGCTGCGGCCGATACCACAGGTAGCCGGCGGCCGGATGCCATCGCATGATCTCGTCGAGGTCTTCGGGGTCGGCGTCGTCCGGTATGCCGAAGTCAAACCAACATGTGCGTTCAGGCACATCGCCGGCGCGCAACCCGTCCAGCAGATCGTTGAAGTACGTGCTCGTCGAATCGCCCTCGGTCGAGGTCGTCCAGCGTTGCGCCGTGATGCCGGTACGCTTCAGTCGCGTGTTCATCGTCGGTAGGATCGCGTCGTTTATCGTGTCGCCCGCTTCCTTGGTCAGGCTGAACGCCTCGTCTATCGTGATTAAGTCTATTTGCTTGCCGTGGCCGGCTACCTTGGTCATCGCCATAGGCGCGATAGTCGAACCGTTCGCGAACGTCGCGGACATGTTGCCGTTGCTGAAGCGGCAGCGGCTGACCTTCTGCCGTAGCCTCGACTTGCCGAGCATGTCCGTGTAGGCCTTGAAATGGTCTTCCGCGTCCTTGCCGGTCTGCGCCGCGTACACGATGCGACGACCGGGGCCGAGCGACGCATTGCATGTGCCGTTGACGTCCACTAGCGCGGACTTGCCGCACTGCCTAGGCGTCGAGAGCACTACGTGATCGTAGTGGAAACTGCCGGTGGTCTCGTCGATCTCGGTCGCGACGTCCACGACGTACCGCTGCCACGGCAACAGCGGCGTGCCGAGCATCGCGGCCACGGCGGCGACACGGCTGCCGAGGTTACGGCGTGATTCGTCCGGACGTGTGCCGCCGCGAAGGGGGACTAGTCCTTGAGGCCGTTCCATACCGCCTCCACGTCGTCGTCGGCCTGCTGCACTTCCGGGTACAGCTCGGCCAGCTTATCGAGGGTCGCCAGCCACTGCGCCATGTTGCGCGAGATTTCACGGCCCTTCTCGTTCTGCCGGTCGATGTTCTGCGCAAGTGATAGCAACGCCTGAAGCAGTCCGGCTTGAATCGGGTTGTCGTCGGGGTGCTTTTCTCGGTAGTCATTGATGATGCTGCGCGCGGTCTGCTCCATCGCGCCGATAGGCCGGCCGGTGTCGTCGTCGAACACGTCGAAAGTGGTTTGCATGGCGTCTCCTTCTGGTCATGTGCTACAGTGGTGGAGACTTTCAAGGGCAAGAAGGTCGGACAATGCTGAATCGGCCGCGTTTCGTTGGTTTTCCAACGTTTTCGCGGCTGTTTTTTTCCAAAAACTGGGGGGAGAGAAAACTGGGCGCGGGGTCTGCCGGCGGCCATATCGCTTAAAAAACTGGTAGCGTATTATAGCACGCCGGCGGTTGGTTGTCACTCGGCCGAGTGATGTCCGTGAACGTTTCCGTCTCACCATGTGACACGGCCGATGGTTGCCGGCAGCTCGGCCGAGCGCAAGCCAAGCCGCGCCAGCTCCTCATGCCGAACCGCAAGCCGCGCGTCAACGCCGGCTTGCGTCAAGTGCAGCGCGTACCACTGGCGCGCTACCTTGAGCGCGTCCGCGTCGAGGCCCGCACGGTCGAACACATAGGCGGCGCCGGGGTCGATGATGGTCACATCATAATCGAGTGCTATCCACTCGTCCAGCAAACGCGGATGCGTCCGGCTCATGGGCAGCGTGCGCAGCAGCCACACGTCAACCGGCGCACGGCTCTTAGCCAAGCGACGATAGGCCGCGTCCCACGCGCTGCCGGCAGCGGCACGCAACGCCGGCGACGGCTTCGGCCCGTGCTCGGGGCACAACGCTTCCATGATGTCGGCATGGCTCACGGTGATGCTGTCGCGCTTCAGATACGGCTCGGCCGCGCCCATGAGGTCGGCGCCGGGCGGGCCAAGGACGACGTGAATAGTCGGCCCATAGCCAGATAGCACGCGATCCTGCCGGGCGGCGTTGCAATGCTTGCACGCGCGCCTAATGTTGTCCACGCTGTCCCGTCCGCGATGCGACCACGGCACGATATGGTCGTCTTCCTCGCCCGCGCCGGTGCAGCCCGGCAAGCCTAGCCAGCACTTGTTGCCCCACCGGCGGATGACCTCACGCCGAATCGCCGGCGCAACCGTCTGCCTTCTAGCCATTACTGCCGTCCTTCCTTGAGATACGCAATCAGGTCGAATCCGAAATAGCCATAACGAAGGGCCGCTCCGTAGCGGACGTAATGCGGCCCTACTTCATCCTTTCGCCAGCGTCGCAGCGTCCGCTCTGAATAGTTCAGCAGCGCGGCCGCCTCAGCCGTCGTGTACAGTCGTCGCGGTTCGATGCCGGCCGACGTCATCCAATCTTCCCCTCGGCAAACAGCTTCAGGTCATGCACAAGCGCCGCCACGTCGAAGCGATACTTGCCGTTCACTCGCTTCGGGCGCGGTATCAGCTCCCTCGCAATCAGCATCTGCACGTCATTGTCGGCCGCCGCGTGCCGCTCCTTGTCCGTGTGGCAACGCGACGGGGCGCACGCCTCAAGCCGCAGCAGCCGAATCAGGTCGTCGCGCGCGATCATGCTCACGGTGACGTACTCACGCTCGATCACGTCCAGATTCCACTTCACCTGCCGACGGATGACATTCAGCCTCCGCTTCGTCGAAGCCGACGTGCGCGGCTTCTTCCCGCCCGGCGCCGCCTTACGCTCGTCCGTCTTCCTCGTATCGGTGAAGGAAGGCGCTGTGTTCACTGTCGCTAGATTCATGGTCGTGTTCCTCTCTGTGCTCTGAGTCGGTTGTGGAATTGTGGATGAAGATTGTGGATAACGTGACTTCGGTGGTGGGTGGGTTGGAAGCGGGGTGCCTCGTGCAGCCGTCGGATAAAGAGACTTCCCCTTACCCCACGGCTAGAAGGCACCTCCGCTATAGGCTTCGTCTGGAGCCGGGGCCGTATAGCATTGTGGCGGCGGCCCGAAGGCCGCGCGGTTGGTCTCGGAACGGTCGCGCACGTCCCCGCAGGGACGCCGAAGCAGCCGTCACGCCCTTACCTGCGCGCATAGTGACCGCCCGATACGGTTACAGCCCGCGACCCACCGCCCACAACGGTGATGCTTGTCAAGCGCTAGGCAAAGCGCCGCCGGATAATCTTCACTGGGTAGCACGCAGCCGACTGAGAACGCGCATCATCCCCGTTCAGTTATGGGAAAGCATGTGTGTGGCTCACTCACGCAAGCCGACGCTTTCGCCCATCTCGTTTGTCACTCGGAATGCGGCGATATAGCGCCATCCCATGTGCTCAGGCGCTATCGGCTTCGGCGTGTATCCGTTGGCGCCTTGAGCCAAGAGCACCTTGTCACCGAACTTTGAGACGTTCCAAGAATGGAATGTCATAAGACGGAAGATGATTCTGCCGGTGTATTCGCCGCCCTTTGCGATCTCGGGATGTCCGAAGACGATGAAGTCGCCCGTTTGCAGATTGTCGGGCGCCACAAACTCCGTGTATAGCTTTGGAATGTTCATCACTTCACTTCCTCGTCGAAGATGGGCACGTCCTCGAAATCAGCGTGAGGACGGACGGCCACCACGAGGCCGTACCCCTGCCACTCGGGAATCGCGCCGTCGGCGAGTACGCTGAAGCGCGTATCGCCGTCATGCGCCGGTTCGGTGTACACCGTGTGCCGTCCGCACTTGTATTTCACATTGCCGTTCTTGGACACATACGTGAACATGCACAGATCGCCCGGTTCCAGCTCGGTCTCGGCCGGTAGAATCTCATACTTCACGGCGCACCTCCGTATCGAACACGTAGATGAACTCGGCGGCGGTCGGGCGGCGACGCGCGCCGGAATCGTCGAAGAACCTGTACGCGACGATGAACACGTCGCTGTCCTCATGCGTCTCGTACAGGTGATTGCAGCCGCTGACTTCCAGCTGCGCGCGCGGGCGTCGTCCGTGGCCGGTAATGAGCGCGTGCACGATCATGCACAGTCGCGGCTTCATGTCGCTCGGATGCGCGAACACGGCCACATCGCCGCCGCGCAGATCGTCGAGTGAACGAATCAGCTTGTATTTCATCTCGCGGCCTCCTCGCTGCGTCCTAACAGGTAATCCACGCTCACGTCGAAGATGTCCGCAATGCTGCACACGTCCTTGAGCGTGAAGCGATCGTTTTTGAACTTCTGCGTGACCGAAGAGGGCGACATATCCCACTCGCGCGCGAGGTCGGCACGTCGGAAGCCGTACTTCCTCATAAGCGCGTTGATACGCTGCGCAGTACTTTGTTCGGTCATGCCTAACAGAATAACACACGAAAGGTGTAGCCTAACACAATTCGTTAGAAACTATCGCCCGAGAAGTTAAGAATTACTAAAATATGTAGTACAATGTTAGGCATGACTAAACATACTGAAGATATTGAAAACATTGGGATGACACTGCAAGAGGTCATTACCCGCAACATGCGTATAGCTCTTGGCTATAACGGCAAAAGACAGTCCGATCTTGCTCGGGCCTTCGGCGTGTCGCGCGTGACGGTATCGCAGAAGATGACGGGCAAAATCAACTGGACTATTGAGGATATGGAAAAGGCCGGCCGATACTTGGGTATCGAACCGGCTTGGTTCCTGCGCGCCCACGAGATCAGTGAACCGCAGCTTGTGGGGCCTCTCGGGCTTGAACCGAGGACCGGCGGATTATGAGTCCGATGCTCTAACCGACTGAGCTAAGGCCCCACGCTGTGCCGCGCCGTGCGGAGGTCCCGCGACCGATGCGACCAACGGCATAAGTCTAGCAGCACGACCGACAACCGGCCCTGTCCGTCCGAAAAAACGGTGGCGTTCCGTGTTTTCGCACAGTTGCAGCCCGTAACTGTCTCAAATCACGTGGCGTGTGCGGGATTTCGGTCGCAAACGGATGCCAACCGACCGAAATCCCGAGCGCTGCAAGATTTTTGCGACAATTGGCAGCTCGACCGCATAGGGCCATGGGGCATGCGGCATGGAGGCATATGCCACCAGATATGAACAACGCCAGCCCTGAGGCTGGCGTTGTTCATACCACACGGAAGAATCAGTTGCTCTTCTTGCCGTAGCGCTTCTCGAAGCGAGCCACGCGGCCACCGGTGTCGAGAATCTTCTGCTTGCCGGTGTAGAACGGATGGCACTTCGAGCACACGTCAACAGTCATGTGATCGCCCTTGGCGGTCGACTTGGTGACGAAGGTGTTGCCGCACGAGCAAGTGACCTGCACGGCGTGATAATCAGGATGGATACCCTGCTGCAT